CAAACTCTGAAATCATTTTGGCCACGTCATCGATCATGGCCATGTTCAATTTTAGCAATTGTCCTTCACTAGTATCTACCCCTAGTGCTTTAAGCCAATCTTCGTCTAAGGCATTTTCTGTGTCAATAAGAATAGGATAGATGCCCTGTTGTTGTGCCTGTCGAACTAGGTTACCCGAACAAATATAACTCTTACCCGAACCCGATTCTCCGGCAAATACCACAACCTTACCCAGTGGTACTCCCCTGTTGAAATCACCGGAAATTAGGTAGTTTAAGGCGTAATTTCCGGTACTAATCCAGTCTGTAGGGTCGTTAAATCCAATACTGACACCTTCGATGCTCTTAGTTATGCTTCGACGAAATTTGCTTAAATCAAAGGGTCGAGCCATTATTTCGCTCCCTTACTGTATTCTTTGGGTTGTACCACAATATCTGAGCGTCCAATGGCCTGTAACCAAGTATTCAATCTATGAATTACCACACTGTCGTCTCGTGGGTTTTCAAAGTTTATTGTACAGTCCATGACAGTTTCGCCTGAATTGTCTTCACGACTATTGTAAGAGAGCGTGAATGTCTCGTTGATCTTTACAAGTTTTGCCATTATTTTCTCCCGATAGATGGTGGACAAGGGTCCTGCCCTTGTCCGGTACTACTGTTTATTGCTTTTGGCGATTGCGAATCATTGCCAAAATGTCTTCTGCTCGTTGGCTAGAAGCTTTTGCTGCGGGCTCAGGAGTCTTCACTGGGGCTGTAGGAGCCGCCTCATCTTCATCAATATGATCCTCAACAGAGGCCGGGGTCGGGGCGACCCGTGTTGGTGCAGATGATTCAGTGGGTGCCGGGCCAGTATCCAACCCAGGAGGTTTGTAATACTGACCCCAACGTTGGGCATCATATTCCTGGCCATCTACTGACGCTTCAAACATGTCTTTGATAATCTTTAGCTCAACTTCACCGGGTTTCTTAGGTAGAAACTCAGATAAATTGAATAAGCCAAAACGCTCGATAGCTGCGATATCGTCTGAAGCAAGTGCCGTCTCACGACGTGCCCATTTACTTGTGCTATAGTCCGCATAACCACCCTTGCTGGTTTTGCTAATAGTAAAATCTAGACCCTGCTCATAATCTGTAGGAAGATTCTCAAGCTCAGGATCCATTAAACTACCTTTAATTAAATTAAAGATCTGCGGACTAATAATAAACCTGCGAACAGGGTTCTCGGGTACACGATCTTCTTTTAATGGATTCTCACGTACAAAACCTTGAAACAAGTAAGACTTTTTCTTCCAATATTTACGACCCATTTCCTCTAAGGACGGATCCTTGAACCAAGTACGTACTTCGGCTAGAATCGGACAAGGTGTGTCCTTACCATACATTTCCATACAAGGTACTTGTACAACGACAGGACGACTGTCTGCTTGTCCCTTGATGCCAGCAAACGGCAATTTAATCATTGCTCGCTCAACCCAGAAGAATGTGTTTTTGGGGTCTGCATCGGGGAGAAATCTTACTTTGGCGCTGGTACCTTCTTCAATGTTCCAGTGTGGATAAATTCCACCGTCGCCATTTGTTGAACCGGATGAGCCACGGTTCTCGGCTGCTGCTAGTTTTGCACGAATTTCTGCTAATGTGGTTGCCATGATGGATTTCCTTTAAATTTAAGATGGTCTTAGTTGTATAATAAGATATACCATACACCCTGTACAGTATAACAGTTTTATTTATCTTGTCAACAAAATTATTCTAGATAATTTTTCCAGAATTACAGTCCGGCCAGTCGACGCAAAAAGTCCAGGCTTTCATTGCGGGGCGATGTAGATAACGACCCAGACTCTGGTTTTATAGACGAGTTGTCTGCAGATAAATTTTGACTGGGCATAAGACTTGTATAGCCATCTAGATTACGTTCAAACCATTGATCGACCACCGGACGCATGTCGGCCTGATCTCCCTGCAAGACTGCTGCCTGTCTAACTTGATCAAACAGATTGTCATTGTCTATCAGTCCGCTTAGAGCGGCAACAGCATCAAGGCCTTCGATGCCGGCCACCAATGGTTCGGACAATAAATCAGACAGCTTTTCCAAATCTATGCCACTGGCAGCATTTTGTTCGTTGGTTATTTGATCGGCCCAATGACCAAATTCTTTGACCAATAAATTATTTTGAATTGTCTGTTGCTGTTGATAGGCACGATAAACATAGGGCAATGCCGCCGACAATCGATCATCAAACATACGTTTAACAAAACGCTCTTTGAGCTCATCAATGTCATAGTCTTCTTGTACTGCGAAATCTGGACTAAATGATTCAGCGAATCGTTGATATCCCCGAGGACCGCCCATTGAGGTCAAGTCCGATCCCAACTGCTGATATCTGGACATGGCGGCCCGAACCATTGCTGTGGTTTCTTGATCCTCAAAGGTACGGCGTCTGGTATTACGCACAAAAAAAGCCAAGTTGGACATTTCCTCTGCCATGCCCGCAATATGTGTGCCGGCTTTGTCATATATTTTACCGCCGTGTGACAGATGTTGTGCCATTGCACGACCCAGACTCAGTCTATTATAGGGCATACGAAATCGTTCGCCGTTGTCAGTTTCAACAAACATACTGGCAATACCACGACTACGAGCCCCGGGACGTTCTTGATCAACTCTGTCTCTATGATGTATGATCAACCTAGTGGGTCCAAAATCTTGAATACTGGTCCTGGTGGTGCCATACCATTGCACGCCCTCGGTGACTGGCGAATCTATAGACTTATAGGGTCCTGTACTGGCCACAGTCTGATTGATGTCTCTTTGTGTAAGATTGCTGCGACTAATATCACGCACATCGAATTGTATCATATTACGTTTGGAAAATTTGCGTAGGTTTCTTAGTAAATTTTCCCATTCGTCTCTGTGCTGGGGCTCAAAGGTATCCAGCATATTTTTACCAAAAGTGACTTTTAGACTTTTGCCGTCTACTATACTAATAGTTATTGGCCCGTGATCAACATTGTCGCTGGAACGAAAATCAAAATTATAAAATCTAGCCAGTCTAGGGTCATCGGTGGTTTTACCTTTTTCATCTCCAATGGTCAATGGATCAAATCTACTGCGAATTTTATTAAATAACTCTTCGGCTATTTTTTCAATATTTTGCATTGTGCACCTTTGCCTACAATCCTAGTATTTAGCTAAGACATTATAAAGGGCATTGGTGCAATCAGCTGGTCAAAACTGTCTTTGAGTCTGTTGTCTATTGCAGGATCATAGCTTTGCAACAATTGTGTTATTCTAATGGCCAATAATAGGCTCAGTACTAGATCATCAGTTTCACCAACCTTGGCAGCAAAGCTGCCGCCGGATGCTACAAAAGTTTTTAATTCGCCTATTAGGTTACGACTGTTGACAGTTAACTTCTTGGTCTCGATCATGCTTTTTAACTTTGCACAAACAGCCAGCTTACTTTTGTTTGTGGTAGTAAAACCTTTACGATATTTGCGACCAGACCCTATACGAGCAGGTTCGCTGAGAAATTGACCTCTGATATTTTCTTCGCCTAACTCATTGATGCAGATCAGAGCTGCTTCGCCGATTGTATTATTTTCGATGCTATAATAGATATCGTTTTCGGAACCGATTGTTTCAAAAATATAATTGCATATCTCTTTGAGGATGTTGATCTGCCCGGGTACCGCAGTTCGATTATGCTGCCATTCGGCCACTTGAATACATTCGGGCAATTCCAACACCTGCAGAGCTGCAAAATCGCCGCCGGTGCCTAGACTGGGATCTAGTGCTACCACATAGGTGTTGCCTCGACGAGGGCGACAGTACCAACGGACTTGTCCTTGTCTTTCTGTGGGATCACGGCCTTCTAGGTCAATTAATGTAGTTGGGGCAATCAGAGTTTCGTCGTCAATGACAAATTCTCCCCCTATTTCTCTCCTAAATCGATCATCGCCCAATTGTGCTCGCTGTTCGTCTGCCCAGGCTTGATCTCTGTCAGGATGTTCATCCCAGTATGCTCTGTAGGCTCGAAAACCATTAATACCCAGTTCGGTTTCGTTGCCAAATTCGTCTCTGCACTTGTTGGCACCCTTCCATATTTCGGCAAATTTGTCCTCGTCTGAATTGGGGGTTGATGTAATAATGGCCTTACCACCAGTGCTGAGTGTGGGGCTTATGGATGTCCAGAATTCTCTGGCAATGGTGGGACGGACATATGCGAATTCATCAACGTAAAGTAATGAAATTGACATACCACGTCCGGTGGTTTCTGTGGTTGTCTGCGCTATTATTCTTGACCCATTGTCAAACTCTAAGCTACCTTTGTTATAACTGGTAACACCAGCACGTATATGATCGGGTACACTTTCATAAGCATATCTCACACGCTGCATGATTTCCTGAGCTCCAGCATATTTGTGTGCAGCCACCAACACAGTGCTGTCTGGTATAAACATGGCATACCAAAGTAGATATCCAGCAGCACTGGTAGTTTTTCCAGATTGTCTGGGCATGAGACTTATACTAAAACGATAATTATGATAGGTATCGATCAAACGACCTTGATAGTCATAGGGCTGGTACAGGGTTCTTCCACGTACAGGATGCTGTATATAAAAAAAGCGGGTCATGAAATATTTAGGACCGGTATTGGGGTCAGCACAGGCCGCAAACTCACGTATCTGTTGATCGCTAAAGGTTTCGGCGGTATGAGGTTTTTTGATTAAGGTATAATCTAACGGTTTACTCATTGTACGTGTACTTATCTACCGAAGATTAGAATAGCTTATTTGTCGTAGGGTTTGGTATTAGTGAGATAAGGAAG